AAGTCTTTGCCTGTACCGGCAGAAATGTCTAGCGCCAGGTTAAGTAAGTTTTGAGCTTCAGTGACGTCGCCAGTTCCACGTACCAGTTTGTCCATTGCTGGGCGTAATTCATCATCAGAAACAGCAGCTGCTATTGAAGTCTGAGTAATGAACTTTTCAACACTGGCTATTTGGGCGTCAGTTGCGCCCGTAGTGTTTTTAAGGCTTTTGGCTAGCAGTTGGGCGGCTTTGTCATCTTCCATGAACGCTTTAACAGCGTCACCGCCAAAGTCGGCTAACACGCCTAATGCGGCAGCTGCAGGGGCGGCGGCTTTGCCAATAGCAAACTGGGCTTTTTGCCCTGCAGTTTCTAGTTTCTGAAACTCACGTATAGCACGGTCGGTGCCTTTACTGTCAAAATCTGAGATTACGGGAATGGAAATAGCCATTAGATCACCTTCAGATTCTTATTAACTTCAGCCATTACACCGTCAACTACCTTTTGAACTTCAGTTGTTAGGTCAGAAATTCTTGCCTCGAATACTGGCCAGATCACACGGCTGGCAGAACGCCCAAACTTAGTGCTGAACGCTGTACCTAACGGGTTGACATTGGCACGGCCTGCAATGTCAAAGATTGCGGCGGCAGGGTTCTTTTGCATGACCGAAAAGGCGGCACCACGCTTTTTGTTATTGACACGCACACCTACACCCTTGACAGCTTTTGAAGCTGACAACGGAAAAACCTGACGGCCACCAGGCGACCAGTTGCGTTTGGTGCCACTAGGAAATTTAGAATCGTCATACTGGCTTTGCATGGCGTCAGTCATCGGTTTAGCGATCTGTTTCATGTTTGCCACATACGCTTTGCGGTAGCCAGGCTCTACCTGATTCAAGTATTTAACAGCGTCTTTGACACCATTAACTTGAATAGTCAAATCGGTTGCCATGGCTATTTTCTGCTTTCGTTGATTACCTTTATGACCGTCGCTAGATCATTAGTATCAAACTCTACTTGGTGAGGCCAGTACCCTGTCGCTACTAAAACTTGCGCTAGTGCGTGTCGGTAGGTACTGGCACGGTAGGGCGCTCAGGCTCATTGTCGACTACTTCCAAAAGCACCAGGCGCTTAATGAAATCGTCAAGAACTACTGGCACAGTGACGTTGTGTTGTTGGCATGCCTGGTGTGCAAGATACGCCAAATCTTCAATGCCAATACCGCTGGCCATGTCGCTGGCTTTGCGTTTGAACTTGCGTTCCCACGAAACAATGGTGAAAAGGTTGGTGCTTACTTCGACTGGGCCATCACCCTGGTCAACTCTAAGTGTTAGTTGCATGTCGGGCCTTTGCTGTTGGGGTTGCTAGATCAGGAAACAACGGTGGTGAGAACGCCACCCTTAAACGTAATTGAAATGGTTGACAGCTCTCCCATGGTCGCATTGATAACTGGCAAAGACTCAAGATACGCCCCCACCAATTCAAAACGAGGCTCTGTGGCACTAGCTGTGGTCAAGCCTGCAACAGTGTTTGAAACCTTCACGGTGGTGGTGGTGCCAACTAGAGCTGCAAGAGTTGCGTAGGTTTCGGTGGCCGCATAGCTCATGTACAAATCAAGCGTGATTTCTTGATTGTAAAGACCAGCAACAAACACACGGCTGGTGGAACCAAACGCTGTTGATTCGAGGGCTTCGGCCATGTTGGTGACCGTGGCGGCAGTGCATTGGTCGGTCAACGAAACGCTGTTGACCATTACGCCTGGGTTTGAAAGGTATGTCGAAGTAGCCATGGGTTAATCCTTCTTTGTGTGTGCTTTAGTTTTAGCAGATTTTGGGGCTGGGCTGTCGCTAGGTTTTTCATCAGATTTGATAAACCCGTGAGCTAGTAACGCTTCAATGTTTGTACCGGCACCAGGCACAAACTCTGCGCCTACTGTCCCGATTTTGTCGCTAATGATTGTGTATTTCATGGGTCACCCTGCTTGTGCTTGTACGTCTATGGATAGGTCATATGCGGCAAATGTTTGGCCGCCAATTGGGATATAGCCAGGGCGCCCAGATTTCACGGCGACATTCTTTGCTAGGACTGCCGCACACATGCTTAAAACGTTGCGTAAGCCGTCAAGATTGCCTGGCCCTAGTGTCACTACTTTTACCGAAAAATTCATCGTAACGATGTTGTAGTTAAAGCAATCAAAACTTGGGGCGTCAATAAACACACATGGTGGGTTGATCTTTTCAGGGTCAAAGACAACACGCATGCCAGTGATCGTGGCAAGCGTTGTTGCCAAATCGTCTATCGACTCATTGAACAGGTCGGTGTAGACAGTCATTACGCAACCGCAGGCCGTGGGATACCAGCCAGTTGTTTAATTAACGGCGACAGCCCAGACACGGTGGCGGTTCCCATATCGCTGAAACTTGCAAATTGGTCTATGGCGCCACGTTGCCTGTAAATCGAGCCACCCATCATGATCGTCGCCAGCTCTACGTCTGAACTAGGGACAACAGTCAATTGGTCGGTGTAGCCAGACTCTTGACGTCTACGAAAAATGAAGTTGTTGGCGCTTGAAGCACACTGAGCCAAGAAAGCCGTTTCGTCAACACCAGCTAATGCGATACCTAGCCAGGTGCCAATCTGTGTGCCTGTAATCCATGTGCAGGTTTCGGTATATGTCAGGGTGCCTTGTGGGATTGCGGCGCTTCGGTCAAGATCGTCGCCTTCATCGTAAAACAACACCTGGTTAGGTATCGGATAGTTGTAGTCAAATGTCAGATCGCCTGTACTGGTTACGCCCGTGAACAGGTATTCGGGTATTGCGTAAACATTGTGTGTGCCGTTCAAACCGTGGCCTAAGCCTGCAAGCGTGAACGGCAAACCCAAATTAAGTTCAGGTTCTGTCAATGTTTGAACCACAGCGTAATTGTCTAAACGCTGGTGGAATATGACTTGATAAACAGCCATGGGCGGCTAACCGCCTTTCGACTAAGCCTGGGTGATCTTGCGAATCATGCTTGAGTTAGCTGCAAAGGTTGCGGCGTAACCGAACATGCTCATGGTGCGTGAAATGGTGCTGGGGTTTTCAACCGAAAGCAGGCCACGGTCTTGGCGATAAATTTCGTAGGCGTTGCTGTTGAAAATGACCATTGTCTTTGCGGCGAAGTTGTTGTCAACCACGATTTGCAAGCCAAGTGGGTTGGCGTTTTGGAAAGCGTTAATGCCACCGTTACCGATTGCGTTAAACGCATTGAGGCCACCGCCCGTGTAACCAAAGATCGGACGTTTTTGGTCATCAACCAACTGCATCATTAAGCCCCAGGTCGCTGGGTCGACAGCAATGTGGGTGGGCAAGAAGTTGGTGGCGGCAACTGTGGTGACTGCACAGTCATAAATTGACTTCAGCAAGTCGGTTACGGTCAAATCCCAAACACCGTCAGAACTTGCGGCGGTTACAAGGTTGTCGCAAGCGAAGTTGTCGATTGCTCGCAGGTACTGACCAGCAAGGTCTTGCATGATGACTGCCATAGCGGCGGGGTCTGTGAAGTCCACCGTCTGATATGACAACGTGGTCGCACCGGCAAAACTTTTCTTGGTGACCGTATTTGAGGCAATCACGCTGGTGGTTGCTGACACTGCGTCAAGCTGTGCGGCCTGTTCGGCAACGGTGGGGTGGGTTGTCCAAGTTGGGCGAATAAACGTGGAACCGCTTCCGCCACCAGGCATTGCCCTAGTCCCAACGGCTGTCAACAGCGGCGAGATGTAGTTAATATCCGCAAAAACAGGTCCGAGCAACGGAAGCGGAACGATACCGGCAACATTGCTTGACACCACATCACCAGCGGCGGCTTCAATCGGCGACTTGTGATAAGCGCGGTAATCTTCCCAAACTTTGTTGGCGTTAGCGGCTTCAATTCCACCCTTGTGGATTGCGGCCATGAATTCAAAAGCGTTAGGCAAACGTGGTTCACGCTTTGCTGTGGCAAAAATCGGTGCTGTAGGCACTACGGTTTCTTCAACAACTGCAGGGGTAATTTCCATTTTGGGTTCTTCCTTTGGTTCTTCGACTTGTGGCGCTTCCGCCGCTACTTGACTGATCGTAGCACCAGCGAAAGCAGGCGTGGGGACTAGCGACAGCTCTATCCATTCGGCAGCCAAGATGGTCATATTGCCTTCATCGTCGTACTTAAATTCTGTGGGGTTGACGCCTACTGACACGCTGTCAATTACACCGTCAGCTGCAAGCACTAGGGCTTCGTCACCGGCACGGGTTGACGATACTTTGGCTGTGAAGTACATGGCTTCTGGGCTGTCAACTCGTTCGGCAACCAAACCAACAGGTTGGGTGCTGTCGTGGTACATGTACAGGCGTGGGGCTTTACCGTCAACGGGTAAACTGCCTGGTGCAAATTGCACGGTGGTGCCATCGCTGACAGTTGCGAAAGTGTTGTAGGGAACCGCAATGCCCGTGATGGTTCGGCGTGCTTCACCGTCAGGGCCAGCAGCTTCGACAGCAAATGTGTTTGAAGTAAAACGAATCATGACGCTAATTCCTCTTGTGTGTTTTCTTGTGGTTGTTGTTGGGGTTCGTACATTTCTGTGCCTTCAGATTTTAGATAATCTTCATAGTCCCATTTGACATAGGTTCCACGGGGCAGTTGTTGACTTAAGGCGCTAGTGATTGCTTTTGCATACATTGACAAGCCGAAAGTCCAAAGATCAGATTTGGCGCTGTCGCTGTTTGTATATGCGTAACTACCTGTTGAAATACCCAACAAATACGGGGGTACATTGCACAAATTAGCAATTTGCTTACTCTGATATTCGGCGGCGTCAATCAAAAGCATTTTGTCAGGTGTCGCATTGGTTTCT